ATGAAGCAGCTATGATTGACCATAGAGCCTGGACTGAAGTAATTAGACCTACACTTAGCGACCGAGCGGGTCATGGTATGTTTATTGGCACTCCCATGGGACGCAATTGGTTTTATGACTTATACCAGTCAGCTCGTCAGCCAGATACTGCAAATTGGTCAGCCTGGACCTATACCACAGCTGAAGGCGGTAATGTTTCAGCCGAAGAAATACTACAAGCACAGGCTGACATGGATATTAGACAGTATAGGCAGGAATATCTAGCCAGCTTTGAAACCTATGAAGGTCAGATCTACTACAACTTTGATCGTGCTGAATCAGTGCAGGAGCAGTCAGCCGCAGCAAACACCATCATAGTGGGCATGGACTTTAATGTAAGTCCTATGACTGCAGTCATTATGCATAGAACCAATCTGGGTCTACATGTGGAATCAGAAATTGTTATATACAACAGCAATACACAGGAGATGGTGGAGGAAATACAGCGCAGATACGCCAATTACACAGTTATGGTATTTCCCGACCCCGCCGGTGTTCAGAGAAAAACCAGTGCAGGTGGTCGCACTGATATCATGATATTACAACAGGCTGGATTTCAGGTAAAATATAGAACAGCACATCCCAGTGTGCGTGATCGAATTAATTCAGTGAATGCCTTATTGTTAAATGCACAGGGTCAACGCAGACTGACTGTGGATCCAGGCTGTCGTAGATTGATAGAAGCCTTGGAAAAACATACATATAGAGAGGATACACTGATTCCCAACAAGGATCAGGGCTACGATCATATTACAGATGCCCTGGGTTACGCAGTGGAATTCCTATTCCCAATTACACGCAACACACAGGACATGCCAGCTGAACCCCAGCGTTGGGGTGTTCAAACTGTGACATATAGATGAGTAAATATACTACGAGGACAGCATAATGGTTATCAGCGTCAATTCCAATAAGTTAAACACCAGCACCGTGGACATGGTAACCACAGTGCATCCTGAATACCGGCTGAATATTAACAATTGGCGCTTTTTGCGTGATAGTTATACCGGCGGCCAGGATTACCAAAATGGTCTATACCTAACTCGTTATCAGTTCGAAAGCGAAGAAGACTATCGCAATCGCATACTGCAAACACCTCTGGACAATCACTGTAAAAGTGTTATCCATGTTTATAACAGCTTTATCTTCCAGTTACCCATACAGCGCAACTGGGGCACACTGGGTAATGATCCCGGTCTTGAATCTTTCCTACAGGATGCAGACCTAGAAGGGCGTGCACTGGATGCTGTAATGCGTGATGTTAATATACAGAGCAGTATATACGGGCATTGCTGGATCATAGTGGATAAACCACAGGCACAGGCTGGCACTAGAGCAGAAGAACTCAGTCAGGGCATTAGACCCTACATTAGCGTAATAACTCCGGAAAATGTCCTGGACTGGGCATATACCAGACTGAGTAATGGTCTATACCAGTTAACATATCTTAAAATCCTAGAGAACGATGGCTATCAGGGCTACAGTGATCGTGACACTGTATATACCAGAGAATACTATCCAGATCGAGTTGAGCTTAGAGCCTATCAGCCACGCGAACCTCAGGGCACTACCTTGGAGGTAATACCAAATCAATTGCAGGTTATACCCGCCGTTTGTGTTTATGCCAGCCGCAGTCATCGTAGAGGTATAGGTGTCAGTGATATAGCTGATATTGCACAAATGCAAAGAGCTATCTACGACGAATTAAGTGAAATAGAACAATTAATTCGTATCAATAATCATCCCAGCCTGGTAAGCACCATGGATGTGCAGGCCAGTGCGGGTGCCGGTGCTAGAATTATCATGCCCGAACATCAGGATAGTGGACTAAAACCCTATTTGTTGCAGCCCAGCAGCAGTAATCTAGAAGGCATCATGAGCAGTATACGCACCAAGATAGAAGCCATAGATCGCATGGCCAACATGGGCACAGCTCGAGGTAATACCACACGCACACTGAGCGGTGTGGCCATGGATACAGAATTTAGACAGCTGGAAGTGAAACTCAGCGAAAAAGCCGACAATTTAGAATACGCCGAAGAGCATATGTGGAGATTTTGGGCGCTGTTTCAGGGCCGTGTCTGGGATGGAGCGATCGATTATCCCAATTCATTCAATATGCGTGACCGATTGCAGGATCTGGCCATAGCTGAACGCAGTCTAGCTCTAGATCCCACAAATCCACATGTAATGCGTGCTGTGCGTGAAATTATCAGCGATGTAATTACAGATGAATCCGAATTGGCTGAAAGCATTGAATACTGGCAACCTGGATTAACACAACCAGCACCCGCCAGTATACCAGGCAGAACTGATATCAGAGGCAATCAGATTAGTCCAGATCTACCTCGGGCTTACCAGCCTGCACAGGGCGCTGAACAGTGTGATAATTGCGAATACTATGATCGCGGCCAATGTGTGCGTTGGAACGGTGCACAGGTCGAGCCAGATTACTGGTGTGCTCGGTGGGAACCCATTAAGATGCACACTGGCGGCAGGAAATAAAGGTATAAATAATTGCTACATACCGGTTAGATACCGGGTTATACTCAACAAGAGGACAAAATGACAGACAACCAATTAGTGGGCGGTGATACTGAATCCGGCGATGAGCAAAATCAGGATGCACGACTTCGTTCTTTCACACAGGATGAAGTTAATGAAATTGTAAGTGAACGAGTGGCCAAGGAGCGCAAACGATTTGAACAGCGTTATCGCAATGTGGATCTCGATCGTTACAACAAGCTAGTAGAAGCCGAAGAGAACGGTAGGATGCAAGCAGCACAAACCCGTGCAGAATTTGAATCCATACTACAGGAAACTGTGGGCAAAAAGGACCAGACCATTAAGCAATTGCAGGCTGAATTACAGACTGTAAAAATCGATGGTAGATTGTTGGATTTAGCCAGTCGTAATCGTGCGGTTAATCCCAGTCAGGTGGTTCAATTGTTAAAGGATCAGGTTCGTCTTAATGAAGGCGGTGAAGTGGAAGTAATTAATCCCCAAACTGGCAAATTAAGATATACGGATAAAGGTCAAGGTATGGATCTGGCCCAATTCGTCACAGAATGGTTAGACCAGAATCCACATTTTGTTCAGGCTACACCTGCAGGTTCAGGCACACAAAGTCAACGCGGAGGCACAGGCGCCGGTGCAATTGATATTACAAAATTGAACATGGATAATGCTGCGGACCGCAAACTATACAAAGAGTATAGACAACAACGCCAACACTAAGGAGATTAAAAATGGCCAATGATACCACAATTAACAGTGAATTATTCACGAACCTATTGGGCGACGCACAATTTGCAGCATATGAAAACAGCGTAGCCCGTCAAATCGTTACTGCATTAACTTACCCAGCTAATGCCGGTAAAGTTTTACAAATCCCAGTATATGCATCAGTAAGTGCAGCTGACCTCACAGAAGGCACTGAGGCTACACAAGCTAACACCAATACAACCAGTGTAAGCTTAACACTAGCAGAAATCGGAACTTATTTCCAAGTTACCGACCTTTTGCGTGACAGCGCACAACGCGATGTTATCGCTGACCTAGGCCTACAAGCCGGTCGTGCTATTGCAGAAAAAATGGATACTGGTGTTTTCACTCAATTTGCTAATTTCGATGAAATTAGCTCAAATGTTAATGCAGAAGTTACTGTGGATAGTATTCTACAAGCCGTTGCAACATTACGCAGTCGCAAATTAACCGGTCCTTTCTATGCTGTTGTGCATCCTGGTGTTGCCTACAACCTAAAGAAAGAACTTGCACTAGCCGGTGGCAGCAATATTCCCAGCCTAAGCCAGGTTGGTGAAAATGTTCTTATGGACTTTTATATTGGTCGCATCGCTGGTTGCACAGTGTTAGAATCAGCTCTTGTTCCTACCAGTGGCAATAATGCTACAGCTGGTGTATTCAGTCCCATGGCACTGGCTCATGCAATTCGAGGCGGTATTGCATTAGAAACACAGCGTCAGGCTAAGACTCGCGCTACTGATATTATGCTAACTGCTGTTCAGGGATCAGCCGTCCTACAACAACAGTTTGGTGTAAAAATCACAGGCAATAAGGCTATCTAAACTGGCTGGGGGCTCTAGTCCCCCCGTCCCTCGAGGAACATAAACAATGACCATGCTTACAATAACTGATATCCAAGAATATGTGCCCGATGTTTTAGAATATGGCATCACAGATTTCACCGATGAAATAGCTAAGACTGAACAGGACATATATAGGCAACTAAGAATTCGTTGGTGGCCTACCTGGAAAAGCAATAGGTATGACATTGTGGTTCGAGGCATTGCTGTGGAGATGGATGCGGCCTTACTAACAGTGAGCCAATTCACTCGCGCAGCAGTATATTTGTGCATGGCCGATCATATACTACCAAAATTAAGCAAATTCCAACCTGAAGGTGACAAATTCAAAGAGATGATGCAGCATTTCACCACTCAATTTGAACGCGAATTTCAGCTGGTATTGCAAGATGGAGTAGAGTATGATTACAATGATGATGGCACCGTAGAAGCTGGGGAACGCCAACCTCAATACTTCCTGAGGTTGCAACGATGAGCGTTCGCAACGAAATCGCAGAGGATATCGTAGCACAATTGCGTGATATTGACGATCCTCGTATTGGATTTGTTACACGCGACCCAATTGTGCCTGCGGAATTGGCCAATAGTCAATTTCCCTGCATCACAGTGGAATTATTACGCGAAACTAGGCTGGACGAAAGTATGCGACCCAGTCGCACACGCAGTGGCACACTGGAAATAGCCATCACTGGTTATGTTCAGGGTGTAGAAATCGATCAGCGCCGCAACACCCTGATCGAAGCCATTGAAGATCGCCTAGAGCAGGATCGAAAGCGGGATAATTACAGTAAGAATGCACGAATTACCGGTATTGAACTACAACCAACCATACCACCTTATGGTCAGTTTGTAATGAGCTATGAAGTTTTTTATACATATACAAGAGGGGAAAGTTAAACTATGATAGACACCACAGGACGAATAGCAATGCAAAATGGTGGCGGAATTCGCTGGGTAGCACCCAGTGAGGTAGCAAGTTGGGAACAGGCAGGTTATGTGCGTGCACCTGATCAGGCTGATGCCCCAGTAGCTGCCATACTACGACCACCTAAGACTGGCAGTAAAACCCAACAGGAGACAGAATAATGGCAACATTTACAGGGCAAGACGGCGCACTATATATCCAGGGCGTCGCAGTTGCTGAAGTCCGTAGCTTCAGCATTGACTTAACCAATAACACAGTGGAAAGAACTGTGATGGGTGATGACTGGAAAACACACTACTCAACACAAAAAGAGTGGTCAGGCAGCGCAGACATTTACTATAACCAAGTAAGTGGCGGCACCACTGCTAATGTATCCGGTATCAGCAGCATCACAGTGGGCAACAGTGCTGCATTTATTGGCTATCCAGCTGGCAATAGTGCCACTGCAGGATATCCAAAAATCGCCGGTAGTATTATTGTTACCGGTCTAAGTGTTAGCACCAGCCTAGACGGTATGGTAGAAGGCACCATTAGCTTTACTGGCAATGGCGCAATGACACTTACCGATGCAACAGGTAGCTGATCAGTGATCCGGGTTGAGCTTGACCGTCAATCTTTACCTGGATTACAACAGGAACTGGGGGCATTTACTGAACAGGTAATGCGTGAGTTCCAGACTGCAGCACGAGCTCTTACCCCAGTTCGTTCTGGTGCTGCCCGAGCCGCCTGGCAATCACAAGGCCGTGGCCTGAAAACAACCATAATAAATGCACGACCCTATATTCGGCAGCTTGATCAGGGCAGTAGTCGTCAAGCACCACGGGGTATTGTGCAACCCGCAATTAATCAAATAGCTAGAAGGTATTAACAATGACAAACTCAGTATTACAGAAAGCAACCGAACATTTTAGAAGTAGACTGGATGGCAGTTTACGCAGCATCGAAGTGCCAGAATGGAACACCACTGTGTATTACTATCCAACCAGCACTCTTAAAGACGAAAGCACCATATTAAAATTACAGCAAGAAGGCAAGACAGTGGATGCCTTGGTGCAGAGCCTAATTGTTAAAGCTCGCACTGCGGAAGGCCATCGTATGTTCAGTGCTGCAGATCGCATAACACTGTTAAATGAAGTTGACCCACAGATTGTTATACGCATTGCCTCAGCACTAAATGGTGTGGATACAGATTCAGTTGAGGACATAGAAAAAAACTAAAACAGGATAGTGACATTTACTTTCTAATGCAGGTCTGTCGTGAAATCGGAATTACATTAGAGCAAGGAATGAATCTATCCCAATTCGAATTAAAATGCTGGGCTGCTTTTTTCCGTATAGAGCAGGAAAGAAATAAGGAACTCTTAAAAAATGGCCGACACCGCAACAATTAAAGTCCGTGCTGATACCACACAGGCAGAACGAGCACTGGGTAATTTACAAACAGCACTGGCTGCCGTTGTTACAGCAGGCACCGCTCGAGCTCTGGCCAGTATAGCAGATGTCAGCACCACACTAACCAATAGACTTAACCAGGTCGCTGTGGCACAGGGCGATGTAGCTGGCACCCTTCGCAGTATCACACAAATAGCTAACACAGCACGAACTCCACTGGCCGATACCGGTCAACTATATTTTACCATTGCTCGTAGTGCCCGAGATCTAGGTGTAAACAATGAACAAGCTCTACGCACCACAGAATTAATCAGCAAAAGTTTAAGTGCCAGTGGCACCAGTGCACAAGCAGCCAGTGGTGCCCTAGTGCAATTGGGACAGGCCCTGGCACAGGATTCAGTTCGCGGCGATGAACTAAACAGTATCCTGGAAGGCATGCCAGATCTGGCTATTGCTATAGCTAATCGATTCGGTGTCACAGTTGGTGCATTAAAATTATTGGGTGAACAAGGTCGAATAACTGGTCGTGATTTAATTGACAGTGTGGCCGCTGCTGCAGATCAGATAGAGCGTAATTTTGCACGAGCACTACCCACCATCAGTCAGGCACTAACAGTGTTAAGCAACAGCTTTACCAATTTTGTTGGTGAACTGGATCGCGCAACTGGTGGTGCTGGCACTGCGGCTAATGCTATTATACGCATAGCACAGGCTGTAGACGGTTTAGCAGCCAGCATGAACATAATTAAGGGCATATTGGAAATAGGTTTAATCATTGCAGTAACAGCTTTCGC